ACTTGACTTTATTATCGGGAATAACAACCTTGGTGCCAGCGTCTACGTGCTGGCGGCGTAACGGCCCATCTGGACGAGTATCAGTGATGACCGCAACGTAGTGTCCGTCTTCTGACGCAAACCCATCAGCCCAGTAGCTATCAGCTTCGCCGCAGCAAGACACGGCTGGATTATCGGGTTGCATAAGACTTCTGTACCATTGCACGATTTCTGGATTGAATGCATCCCACTGACCTTCATCGTGGGCAAGTGCAGCGCTCGTGCTGAACAGCAATGCGATCAAAACCCCCCGCATAAAGATTACTCCTGTGGTGAAGCAGATTGCTGCTGCTTGGCTTGCAGAAACGCAATAAGCTCGTCAATCGTAGGTGTGACCGCGACGATATCTGGATACCTGGCTTGGATCACCGGAAAGACATCAGCGACAATCGGGCCTAGAGCATCGATGTGTGGCTTGGCCAAAGTCAACTGCGGTTCGATCTGTTTGAGCGCGTTAGCTAATCGTGCCAATGACGGCAGCGAGTCATCCAAATCATCGATAGTCTGCTGAGGTAGTCCAGCCAGTTGCAACGCCAAATCGAGCAAGCTCATTGAAATAGCTCCACCGGTTCCGCTGTAAATCTTGAAGCACCACCCATGACACGTTTTCGTCCCGGCATCTTCTCACCAGGTAATACAATTTCTGCCCAGCATCTACAGTTATATATGGAACCCGGATGCCCACGTTCCCCCCTAGTACCTATTATAGGGGGAGAATCCCAACGGAAATACTTTCCCTCCAAATCTTCGTGTAACTCTCGTACCAAAATATCACCAGCCGTTCTCCAGACGTATCCTTCTGATCCTACACTCTTGGCGCGAGTTTCCTGAACGATGCCAGCGGTACGTGACGTCTCAGTACGAGCAATGGTATTAGCGCGACTTATCGTGACCTGACCAGTTCGCATTATGTCCCGGGCGAGCTGCTTAGCCCGAACACCTTGGGTCATGTACTCAATGGTAAGAGCTTCTACCCGTAGCGCGGCCTCTAGTGGCAATGAGGTGATTAGCTCAGCGGCCTCGGCAGTACGTTCCCGAAGTTCTGGACCTAGCGGAGTTTTCCTAATCTCCGCGCGAAAAGCCCGCGACATGAGCTTGCTTTGATCAGCCCAGAACTTCTCATCGCGCCGGGCAACGTCTGCAACCATACGTGCAGCGGTTGCCCTCGCCCAAGGCGTTAATTGCTGGCCATAGGACTCAAGAGCAGCCCGCAATTTCATCGAGGAACCCATAGGCTTTCCAGAGGCGAAAGTCTTTCGCGCTAGGTCGCCACACTTCTTAGCAACTCGTCGCAAGGCCCGGGCGAACTGTTCCTCAGCTCGCTTAGAAGCGATCACCCGCCGCCGTAGCGCGGCAGTGTCTTTCCTGGGAGCTCGGGGCATTAGTTGCTAATCTCAAGCAATGCTTCTGGCGACATCTTGAGATACGCAGCAACTTTAACCAATGCCTTTCTGGTTCTAAACAAAGTGCCTCGACGCCCTTTAACTCCCCAAATCAATCTTCTTAAGGTATTCCCACAAATTCCTAATTCGAAAGCAAGTTCCTTGGTACAAAGCTTATTAAGCGTTATAGCTCTGGCAAGAAGCTTACCGACAGAATCAGCTTCCCCATCCAGTAGGCCTGCTATCTCAAACCTTTGATACAACTCTCTTCGCCGCTCGCGTGTTGCCATTATACTAGAACGGATGCTTTGTTTTTGTTGAAACTCAGGGTCTTTATGGAGAGCCTTTAAAAAAGCGCTGCTTTTAGCCCGATGTTCAGTAACAAATACTGGGTCACTAAATAACTTACGAATTTTCTCTTTATTCAACTCAGCTCGCAATGCAATTTGATTGGGGTCTTTGTTTAGTGCAAACATTCGCTCACTACTAAATTTTTTGAACTCAGGATCAGCATTAAGCCTCTCGATGTTTCTTCGACTACTTTCCCGAGCTTGCTCTGAAGCAATAACCCCCGACATTCCCTCCCCGCCATTTGTAAGATTACAGAGACAACCAGTTCCCAAATCAATTCTTCCCCAATGGGCAACCAACCTTTCCTCTTCTTCGAAGGCTTGTTGCTCAACAGCAGTCACTAAGGCAATCTCAATCTTAACCGTAAGTCCGGCCTTCCTAATTTTTGAAAATTTTCTTCCCAAAATTGGGTTATAATGGGGAACCTTATTGTGCTCCAAAATCCTACGATAACGCCCTTTTCCTACGTAAATTGGCTCATAATTCTTTCCGGGACGGGGGTCCTTAAAAACGTACACATAGAAGCTACCACTTCGAAGTAGCTTGTAAATCTTCTTATTACAAACGACGGAAGGCAATAACCCCGTTGAGGGAGTGCTCTCTTGTTCTAACAGCATGCCCATCATTTCCCGATTGTAGTAGCCAACCCCGAGCAGTCTGACCGACTATTTGACCTACGTGATGAGGCCAAACCACAATAACACCAATTCCAGGTCCACCTGCGTTAGTTCCAATATAAGCCCAATTTCGGGCGAGGTTATAACGCTTATCTGCAATTCCTAGTTGCCCACGAAGCCACCAACCACACCAAGCTCCCGGACGCGGATCAGCAGGGCGGCTGCTTACCGCACCCGTCGCAACACGCGCTGGAGCTTGAGGGGAGACTTTGCCCAAGGACCAGCCTTGGTGGGGAACCTGTTGTAACGGGAAGCCAAAGAAGTTCAATTGGGGAGCTTGTGTCGCTTGCATGCGGTGATGGTGGTAGTGAGCATAGTGACGGTGATGATAACGATGCGAGTGATGATGCCGGGCTTCAGCTGTTGGAGAAATTGCGAATCCAAGCAACGCAATCAGAACGAGTAACCAACGCATTACGAAAACTCCCCGTTTAGTTTGGTTTGAAGTAGCCTTCCACCTTGTCTACTGACTTCCAGCCCGACTTCATCATGTCCTGATGTTCAAGAATTTGATCAAGCATTTTCCGAACAAACGCGGGCTTAGGCGCAAGCCCGTCAGGCGAAGCTGTAGCCGGTAAAACATAGTGACGTGTGGTGGTCCCACCAGCTCTACCATACACCACGTCGATAGCAAGATTCGTCGATTCGCGACCGTCGCGCTGATACCTATCACGCAGCCCTAAACGGCTTTGGCAGGGACCGCACGTACCTCCGCAATGACACTTCCCATCTGGGCCGTGATCATTTGCAGGAGCAGTTGCCCTGAATTTACCTAGCGAGCGACCACGGATATGATTGTGCACAACAACGCGCATTGCCAAAACTCTTTTTGAAAGAGAGGCGACCCGAGAAGCTAACACGCTTTGGGGGTAGCGTGCCGCTGGACAGAGGAAGCGCCAGCCGGGGGGCATTGGGCTGGCATTTAAGCTTCTCGGGTCTCTCGTAGGGCAGCGGGTCTTTTAGCCCCGGCCCAATAGTGGAATCCCTTTACGGTGACAACGTCCAATAATGGCATTGGCACTACAGTTGAGCTGCGCAGCGATCTTTGCAGCGCTCAATCCTTGAGCCGCCAATCGCCTCAGCTCTGGTTCTTTCTCTTCCCAGTTAACAGGCGGGAAGGCTGACTCAGCCCGCTGTCGCGGCGGTCTGATCGGCACGAACTTAACAACAGCAGGCACTTTGGGTGCGGGCTTGTCATCGACAATGTCAACATCACGTGCCCAGGTAATTTCCTTGAATGGCAACTCGCCTTGCAGATACTTTGGCGGGTCAAGTTTCTTTTGCGGCGTAGGCGGTGGCAACTTCGGCTTTGGGTCAACCGTGTAGCCAAAACCGTCAGGGTAATAGTCTACGATCTTAGCCTTGGGCAATTTGATCTGCAACGATTGCAGCGACTTCGCTGTAACTCCGTCGTCAGTTTCCCATCGCTTGGTGTCTAGGTAGTAGGTCGGATGAACTTGCATTCCCTATCATACTAATAGAACCTACTAGGATCAACGCCGTTGTGACTCATTCGCAGTTCGCCGAGCTTCAGCTGCTGAGTTTCGCAATATGCGAGCACGTGCGGCATTACCCTCACGATCAGCCTCTTTAGCCATCTTCTCTAACTCCTCAGCCTTCTTAGCCCAGCTTTTGCCGGTTCCCGCGTACTCATTGTCAACGCGTGTAATGCCACTATCTTTGTAAAGCTTGTCGCGGTTCTCTTCCTCCTTCTCACGAGGCAGTGCATGCTCAAACGCATTGACATCGCGAGCACGAGGAAGATGGTTGTGGATCACGATTTTACGCATCAGTTTTTCCTCCAGGCGCGATCACAATTGTTAAATCACTTTGGTCTAAGAACTCATCAATGTCTTTATCCGTGGCATCCCGAACGTCTAGCATTAACTTGGCTAAACCCTTCAAAAGAGCTTGACGCTTTACTTCACGATCAACTCCATTAGGAATAGCAAGACCTAACATCATGACGATTTGATCCTCTGTTGCCAAAACTTTCGGATTGCGGGGGGCATCTTCAATCCTAATATAAACCTGGCATAACTCTCAGCGAAAGCTTCCTCAACCGGATCGTCGATACCATTCTTGGCATAATCTTCGCGGTGCACCTTGTTAGCCATAGCCAGGAAGTTCTTGACACTGCCCAAGCCCGAAGCCTTAAACGCCTTATAGGTCTTGGTGTCTACCTTGTACTGGCCGCGGTGCCCCGCTTCGTGCAGGAAGGTTTGTACTTGGTCGGCAAAAGTCTTCTTCTCGAACTTGCGACGCACCCTGATCTTATCAGAAGGGTACTCATAACTAGCATTCCACTTGTCGCTATCAGGCACCAGCGCGATACTCTTGATGCCCTTTAGATAGCCCAGCTTGTCGAGCTGTTTGGCTTTCGCTAGCGCTTTGACAACAGAAGGGTTGACAGCATCCTTCGTACCAAAATGGTTATGAACGACGACGCGACGCATCTTTGTGCACCACATTGTGGATGATGCGACGGCCTGGTTCCTGAGCGGCTTGCTCCTTCATCATCGCCTGCTGAACTGCTTGATTACTGCGACTAAGCACATGCTTGAGTACGCTCTTGAGCGTCGCCACCTTTGAGCTGTTACCCTCACGGCTTGCCTCTTGAATGGCCTCACGCAGCCGGTATTGTTCCTTGGCACTTGCCTTGACCAACTCGGTTGGCGAAGCCTCGGTGTTGGACACCGCCTGCTCCCAGGCTCCGCTGATCACATCTCGGGCACCGAGATGGTTGTGGATGACGATCTTTCTCACGCTGCCCTCCGCAACTCGGGAGCCATCGGTTCGTACTTGTCACCGAACGCAATCCAGTTCTTGAACGCTAGCGAATCTAGTGATAGGTGAGTAACAGCACCAATGCGACGAGCTGCACCATCATTATAGGCTTTGTTGAACGTCGCGATTGCTTCCCGAGCACTGTTAAAGCCCAGCATGGTTTTATGTTCATCAAAAGCGCCCGTCTCAGGCTTGAGCGAATCAATTATCCAAACTTCGCGCGAAGAATGGTGCGGCCCGATAAACGCGTCAAGCCATTCCTCAGGTCCTTCGGCGGAGGGCACACGACGGATGTAGCCATAGTCACTATCAAGAATTACAGACCAGTTTTCACCACGCCTGATAGTCCCCGCACGGGTTTCGACGACGATCTGGAGCCCAGCAATCTCAGTGAAAGGCAAGGAGTACACATCACGGGCTCCCGGCCGATATCGTGGTAAGGAACCGCTGCGACGATCTTTCCCAGAGCCCACGAGCTTATTGATACTGTGAAGCTTCTGTAATCCCTCCATTTCGCCCTTTTGGCGGGCCTCCGGAGCCTCTCCGCTCGGTTTTTTACCGCCCTCGCCCTTTTCCCCGCCCTCCTCGGGTCCGCCTTGCTGAGCGCCCGGAGGAGTCCCTCCTTCGCCGCCCTCTTCCATGCCCTCGGGCTCAGGCGGTTCCGCAACGTCGGAGGCTTCCTCAATCATCTTGTTGTCGATATTGGTCCACTTGCCAGTGACCTTGGCAAGCTGGCGCAACTCTTGAAGCGCGACCTTGGGCGAGATCAGGCCAGCGGCTTCGACTTCGAGCACAAAGCGGGTGGTCTTATCGGCCACGTCAGTCTTTTCGGTCTCATCGAGCTGCCATAGCGGCACAAAGTTGAAATTGAACTCCTCAGGCAGGTTGATTCCAATCGAGCGCGCAGCGACGCGCAGAATCAGGTTCATGCCCTCGCGCAGGTCGCGCTCCTGCCTTTGAAGAATGTTATCGTAGTAGGTCCGCAGATCACTTTCGCCGGTGCTGTTCAGCCCCGCAGGAGACTGGCCCAACAATCTCACAAGCGGTATCTGGAGAGCACCCGAAAGCTGCTCGGCAAAGTGGATCAAGACATCGGCAATACCAGTGAAGCCAGTGGCCTCATGAGGCGTAAAGTCGTCCTTGGAATCGAGAAGCGTTATGCCCTCAATGCCCTGGTACTTGCGCATAAGCTCAACGCGCTGCGAGATACCAACCAGTGCATCGCCAGCTGCGGTCGCCGCGTCGTGCAAGCCTTCAATCTTGTAGGTGCGCAGGAAGCTCTTATAGACCAGCTGGGATGCACCGACAGTCGCACTATCGAACGCGATCATGCGATCATAGAGCCGTTCAAAGACGCTCAAGCCCCAAAGGTTCTCCATGATGCGCTGCCAGTAGGGCAAACGTATTCCCTCAAGACGAATACACCGCGTGTAGTGGATACGCTGGCCGCGCATAGCGGGCGCATCAGCCACCACCTTGTAGTACTCGGGCAGGCCCAGATTTGGACCATACTCTGAAACAAGGTGCGACAAGTCAGCATCAACCATCCACCGGTCAAAAACAGTAAGCCCCTTGAACTTGTTTTTGCCTACTGTTTCGATGCGCAGTGGCGTTGCAGGGTCCTGACCATCAATGAGCAGCACCGCAATCGAACCACCGTACAGCTGTGACCACTTGATGTTATCGCTAAGTTGCTGCCAAATCTTGTGGCGGGTTAAGAACTGCTGAAGCTTCTCGATGGACTTCGGGTCCTCGATTGTGAGAATCTCAACACCGCCCCGGGTCATATCATCGGCGAGCAGATCAATCGCAACACCGCCAATCCAGGAACCCCGATGGATCCAGTCCAGCAGAGTTCGAATACGCGTGATCGGTGCAAAGCCGTACTGGCTTTGGGAAAGCGCGTTATTGGTGCCTAGCCCAAGGTTGAGCGCGAAGTTCTGGAAGGCGTCACCGGTGTTCTTACCGCGAAGCTTCTTACCTTCCTTGGCAATCTTATCGATGGTGGTCTTCTTGATCGATGCACGCCCAACTCCCACCCCGCGCTTGCCGGTGGGTTGAAACGAAGCCGTAGCGACATCGCTAAGCTTGGTCGTATTGGGGCGGAAGCGAGCAACCATAAAGAATCACCAACCTATGTAGTGCGTAGCAGCGAGCAGCAGTGCTCCTAAAGTACCTGCGAGCAGGATACGATGTGGCACAAGACGTACGGCTGGGCGAGGGTTCTCAGATGTTGCCACCCAAGTCACAAACCAAAAGCCCAGCGTTGCTAGAAACAAGATTGCTGCTAGGATAATTGCCATTACTAGTTACCTGCTAGCTCGATCTTAGACCAGACTGTCGCCCGCCAGAGCCGGGAAAACAATTCCTGATAGGGAGCCGCACTTTGTGCATGAGGCCATTTTGCTAGAAGCCGCTCAACAGCTGCGTCAACGTCGCTGCGCGATAACGACTGCACGTAGCCATGAGGTCCGTAGATTGTGTAGTACCCGATGAAGCAAGGTTCATGAAACAAATTGGCAACCGCAGCAGGAGTTGAACCTACATTCTCAGCGTCAAAGGCTGATGTCCTACCGTTAGACGATGCGGCTTCAGACATATCAGCCTCCTGCAACGACACCTTGGACAAGTCTCACCTGGATTGGGGTGAGTCCGTAGAACTCACCCTTGAGCATCTCAGCAACCTTGCACTTAGTCACAATCTTGCCGGTTTGCTTTGAGACCAACTCTAAGGACTTGGTCGAACGGCGCACCCTGATCCAAACGTCGTTGTTCTCACCACACTCTACGACGTCAGCAGGCGGACGCGCTTGAAACAAACCCTCGAACTCGGCCTGCTTGCCATCAACGAAGCTTTCGAACAAGATGAACATGCTAAACTATCCCCTTACGGACATGTAGCTGTTACACCACTATCAAAATCTCGCATTGCATACCAATTCTGCTCTTTTGGCGAGTTGATGTCTGTTCCTGTGTAATCCCCCCAAAGTGCAGCACCCGGAACCGTAATCGAACCGGAACCAACGATACCAAACAGCGCTCCGTAAAAGTGTGGCCTGGCAGAATGTACAGCCGCCATTTCCTGCAAGAAACAAAGCTCTGTGTGGTAAAACGTCGTGCTCTGTACATAACCCAAAAACAGATTAGTGACGTTTATCGCAGTCTGCATACTACCGCTGCCGAACCCTGGGTAGCCGTAAGTAGCATCGAGCGCGGTCCAGCCGTTTGTGTTGAATTGTGCCGCCATGGCTACGGCGGACGAGCTAGCGGTGTTACAAGCCGTCCCGGAGCTTACCGTGGCAGAGCCGCTCATACTATAGGTTCCAGCGCCCCCAACCGTACCAGCGGATTGCCCAGTAATCAGACTTAGGACCGTATTCGTACCCTGAACGTACAGCTGATCACCATTGACGACCGTTCCGGTAACGCCCGTGGCAGTCATTGTCGTGCCGCTCTGCGAGCACGTAAATACCGCACCGTTAGGGCTCAGTGAACCTACCGTCCCATTATCCCCGTTTGAAGCCAATGTCTGTTGGGGCGATCCTTCATAAAGCGCAACGAAGAGATTTGCCTTTCCACTTGGCCGGGCACCGTCATAAGCCTTGATATCTGTCTCAAATGATGACGAAACTGCCGCTCCGGGTGCTGTGTAAGCTCCTTGTCCTATATAGAAGTTTATGGTGTTATTCTGACCAAAACTCCCATTCACACCACCACTAACAACGTCAGCAGCCCAAGCACTCAAGCCGCTCGCAACAAGAGTTGGGTTACTCGTTGCAATACCCTGCGCGTAGTTCGCACTTCCTGTAAATAGGTTAGCATAAAGAGCTTGTCCAGCTGAACTCGAAAGGCCGTGATTGTTCCAACTCCCCGAGCCTTGCCCAGCAAGCGCCCCTTGATGGTAAGTTGCCCAACCAACACCATCCACAATGTCAATTGCCCTATTCGGGAAAACATTGTAATTGATCGAATTAGGCGTGCCCGCTGGCCCAGAGAAGTTAGCCCACAACGGGTTAGTAGCCGTAACCGTACAAGAGCCCGATTGCGGGGTATCTATCTGCCAAGTACCATTAGCAGACGGCGATCCACCACGACTAGGGTATGTTCCGATTAAGTGAGCATTCCCGGAAATACAAGTCCCTGTCAACACCAACCCAGCTGAGAGAAGGTTGCCTGAGGATAGCCCGGAAACTGCGACAGTGTTGATACCATTCGTCGTACCAAATGTCCCCGAAAATGTTGACGTCGCTGCTAGGAAACCGCTGTTCCACTTCGCAGGAACCATTGTAAAGTTATCAGCATTTTGAGTGAGTGCCGACAATGACCAATTTAACAATAACGGGTGGACATTCGCTGCACTCCCCCCAGCAGCGATATAGCTACTAGCAAAATTCGCCAATGCTTGGGCTGTACAAAGGCTCTGGTAGGAATAAGACGAATTAAACCCACCATAACCTAAACCAAGCGCTTGCGCTAACGCCTGCGAACGACCGGCTTCCGCCTCAGAATTGTTCCAAATTTCATTGCCGCACTCTCCAACAATTGGATGACCAGGCATATTCGCTGCTGCCCACGCACCTAACTGTCCCCAAGCTGCATAGGTAAACGCAATCGGGGAGGATATCCACGCGCCAATATTTGCACGGTTGGAGACTTCCGCCGCCAAGGCATACGGAGCCGATCCGTGCCCAAGCCCCGTCCCAACGTTTACAAAACCCCCTAAAAGAACAGAGTATTGGAGAGTATAACTACTACCAGAATTAAACCCAGTATTACCACCGCTTGTCGAACCCCCGATCTGAACCGTACCAGTTGCGAAGCTTTCTGCTCCAGCCCCGCTTGTCGAACCCGTAACAGTTAGCGTTCCTAACAACGGTTCCGAAAAACAGGTCTCACCAGGGATATTAGGATTATTCCCGCAAGCTATTCCGTAAGCAGGGACAACCGGATCAAGGGCAAACGCCTGCGCCCAATTTGCCCTCAGGTTACTTGTAGATGTCTCTGGACCAAATTGGCCCTGAAGCGACGTCACATTTTGAAGTGTTGTGTACCCCGAAGTCAAGGCATAGGTGCCAATTCCACCCGTCCCCGTTGTCCCAGCCGTTCCGTAGGGCAAGACCACCGGCGTTGTAGACAAGGCACCAAAGCTCGTCACGCCGTTGCCTGGAACTTGTCCCGGTGTCACCGTTCCGTAATTGACCGCCGTAACGGTCATTATATTAGTTCCGGCCGCGACCGTTGCCGCCACACCCGTTTGGGTGGTGTTCGGATAATAGACAAACGTGTACGTTCCGCCTGGAAGGTACGAAGCCGTAAACGTCGTCGAAATTATATCGCCTGATGCAATCAGTAATTGCCAGGTACCTGGCGTCGTCGCGGAAGCCGACGTATTGGTTGTTGGGCATGTAAACGTTGTTGTTCCGGTAACAACGCAAGAAAAGGTTCCGCTAAAACAGGTGGTGCCGCTCGCGCAACCCGTCTCGGTTGTTCCGGCTATTGCAATAGTATAAACCGTCGAAGTGGTCAAACCATGCGCAACAGCAGTCGTAACGGTAAAAAATCCGACCTGATAAGTTCCAACTACAGAAGCCGTTCCCGACGTCGAATTTGGGCATACAAAAGCCGAGACACCCGTTACGGTACAGGTAAACGTCCCGTTGAACCCGGTTGGCGTTACTCCAGCAAGCGTTATGGATTGCTGACTTCCGAGTACAAACCCGTGCGGAGAGGCTGTTGTTACAGTTGCCTGCCCCTGTGAGCCACCGCTGCCAACGATAGAACTATTAGAAAGAGCCGTTCCTGTGCTCCCCACCAGCGTTGTATTGGCAAGGGCGGCCGCAGCGTTGGTGTGAAAAATAGAAAATGGGTTAGTATTGGGTCCTGGAAATGAATTCCCAGGGATAATCGGAACAGCGGCTCTTGTCCCTAGCTTAATCGTTGGGTTGTGTGTTGTGCTCGAACGATTAGCAGTGAATTGAACTGTTTCGCAGTCCTGATACGCTCCGCTAGATGGCGACCCACTAGGGTTCGCAACATCAAATTCATCGAGCGATCCAGAACTTACCCCGGCCCAATACTGAGCCAACCACTGCCCCGTAACATAGGACATAGCGGTTACAGGGACACTATCGCTAAAATTACAATAGAGGCCCTGCGCACCAAAAATATCCATGTAGCGGGCATAAGACGCGCCCAGACCTACACTGAAAGATAGATCGGTTATGATGGCTTGGGAAACGATATGC